GTGGTACTCCCAGACACCATTGATCCGCACCGCGATCTGGTCGGTCCTGCCGGCCCAGGCGCCGGTGGCGCCAGCCGGCACGATGTAGCGATCCCCTTCGGCGGGGCTGGCAGGCGGCGTGGTCGTGGTGCGGCTCGTCACCGACAGGCCCACGACGGCGCCCAGGCGCTTCAGGTTCGCGTCCATCCCGGTGTGCCAGCCGGACTCGCCCAGCGTCCAGCCGTAGGCGAGGCCCAGGTTCGGATCGGTCAATGGCATCGGTTCATCTCCTCAAGGTGTCGCAAGACTCGGCAGTGGCCCCGAAGCCGTGCTGCGCGTGCGGCGGTGGTGCTGGTTCGGGTGCTGCCGCCAGTGGCGGCCGACGAGGGGCAGGTGCAGCACGCTGCCCTGCCTGGCCACGAGGCGGGTGAGCAGCCAGTCGGCGCCGGCGTCGAGATCGGCGATGCGTGTCAGCACCGGATCGACGGCGCTTCGGCGCATCACGATCAGGCCGTGGACGTGGCTGGCCGAATGGGCGTGTTGGAAGGCGCTGTAGGCCAGTCGCCGCACGCCGAGGCTGTCGCCGTGCTCGTCGATCAGTGCCTCGTCGGTGTAGGCGAGCACCGCGGAGGGACAGGCATCGAGCGCATCGGCCAGGTGCGCGAAGGCGCGGGCCTCGTAGCGGTCGTCGGGATCGACGAAGGACACGAGCGCCAAGGTCCCTCGCGCGAAGCCCGCCGCTCGCGCCTTCCCGACACGCCCCGGGATGCCGGGCAGCAGGTGCAGGCGGATCGGCGCGCCGGCGAGGCTCGCGAGGCATTCCTCGCGCCAGTGCCCGGGCTCGTCGAGGGTGAGCAGGTGCACGTCGATGCGCGGCTGCGGGTGCAGGTCGAGGGGTGTCTGCATCACACGCCTCCCCAATACTGCCCCCAGCGCAGGCCATAGCCCGCGCGCTCGACGCGGCGCACCTGGGGCTGCCAGCTTGTCAGCCCGTCGCGTTCGGCCTCGATCTCGACGGTGACGCGATCGCCCGCGACGCCGGCGTCCAGGGCGGCGCTGGTCACGTCCCAGGTCCAGGCGTGGCCGGTGAGGCCGGCCTCGGTGCGCACCAGCGCGCCGTCGCGGTCTCTGATGCGCACGGTGTAGGCGGTTCCGGGTTCGGGGCCGATGTCGCCCTCGTCCTGACGCACGAGGTAGGCGGTCTGCTGGGTGCGGTCGCGGTGTGCCCAGGTGAGGGTGAGGTCGCCGGCGACCACGGCGGGCTCCGTCTGGCCGTTGAGTCGGATGCGCCCCGGCGGGTACGGCCGCGCCTGGCGGCCCGCGAGCACGATCGGTGCGCCGTTGGCGGCGAGTACCGTATCGCCCTCGGCGCTGGCCGTGCGCGGGATGGCGGCGACGAAGACCGACTCGCCCGGCACGCGCTCGGTGGTCTCGGCGGCGAGCCACTCGCCAACGCCCACCAGCCGCGTGCCGGCCGCGTGGGCCTGCGGCGTGGTGTCGAGCACTCCGCGGGCGAGATCCACCGTGCCCGCGGCGGCATCGAAGGCGAGGATCGCCACGGCCTCGCGGATCGCACCAAGCGCATCGACCAGGTAGGCGTAGTCGCCGACCGCCAGGCGCTCGGGCTGGGCCAGCGCCGTCACCGGCACGGCCAGCGCATCGGCTTCGGTGGCCGGCAGCGCCTGGCCGAGCGTGAGCAAGGGCGCGTAGTCCTCCGGGGCCACCGCCTCGAGATCGGCGCTCGCGGGCCCCGTGGCGAGCTGCCAGTTCAACTGCCCCGCCCCACCCGCGCAGGCCAAGGCCCCCACGTAGGTGTCGGTGTCGGTGAGGGTGGCGAGGTCGGCCCGGCTCATGCGCCGCGCGAGTTCCCAGTACGGCACCTCGACGGCCAGCACCAGGGCCGGCGGCATGGGCACGAGGGGCGGCTCCTCGACCGGTGGCGGCGGGGGAGACAGCACCGTGTCGTTCATGCCGAAGACGTCCTCCACGGCCTCGATGCGCCATTCGGTGGCGCCCAGCGTGCCGGTGTCGATGCCGGTCACGCGCACCACCATGCGCTCGATGCCGAGGCGTGGCCAATGCAGCAGGAACACGTCCCCCGGCAGGGGCGGACGCTCCAGGGCGCCGGGGACGATGGTCAAGGTCATGCGCGCCAGGGGCGAGCCCAGTGCGCGCAGGTCGCGCAGCGCCAGCCGCGCGGCGAGCGGCCCGTGGTTCACGCCCGGATAGTCGCGCCGCTGGTTGATCGCCCCGCCTTGCAGTTGGATCGCGGCGAGGTTCTCCACCGTGACGGTGGCCTCCTTGCCCGTGGCCCAGTCGGTGTAGACCACGGTGATCTCGTTGGGCAGTTCCCCCCACTGCGCGCGCTCGAAGCGCTCGATGCGCACGATCTCGTCGGGGCCGAGCAGCGGCAGCCCTTCGATCCAGTAATCGTCGCGCAGCAGCTTGAGCTCGAAGGTGCCCTGCTCCGGGTCGAGGTAGAGGAGGCCGCCGACGTGGTCGAGCACCTGGGCGATGAAGGCCTCGATCGGTTGCTGGCGCGTCCAGACCAGGTTCAGGCCGAAGCCTTCGCTTTCGAGCGCCCAGGCCGCGTTCCAGAAGCTCGCGCCGAGGGTGGACGGCGGATAGCCCATGCCCCAGTGCGGGTCGGTGAGGCACTGCACCAGGATGTGGGCGGGGTTCATGCCGATGGTGATCAGACTGTTTTCTGTCTCGTCCCAGGCCTGCACCTCGGCGAGAGAGGGCATCCAGGGCTCGCCCGCCCAGCCCGCCGTGAAGCGGCGCACCCGCACCGCCCAGGGCTTGAGGTAGGGGTTGTTGGCGGCGAACAGGATCTTGCGCGCCACGATCGACAACACCCCGCGAAAGGCCGGGATCGCTGCGCCCAGGCGGCTCATCAGGTAGTCGTTGCGGTCTTGCGCGCCACTGCCTGCGAGCACGTCGATGTCGCCCGCCACGCCGCCTTCGCGTTCGTCGCCGCCGAAGAGCGTGGGCTGGCTGATCGACAGACGCCCGAGCCCGTGGCCGCTCAGAAGGGGCTCGCGTCTGGCATGGCCCCAGGCGGTGCGCTCACCGATCTGGATCTCCTGCACCGCATCCACCGGCCCCTGGCACAGCACCAGGTGCATGCCGATGCGGTAGCGGTAGCCGACGGTCTGCTTCTTGCTGCGCCCGCCCATCAGCGCGGCTCCTCATGGCAGGCCTGCGCGACCTCGACCACGCGTGCGGCCATCGCATCCCCGGTGGCGAGCAAGCTCGAGGCGGGAAGCCCCCGGGCGAGGAAGGCCCGGAAGTCCAGGCCCTGGCGCGCGAACCAGGTGCGCGTGCCGTGCACGCAGAGCCCCGCGGCGCGCACGTGGGCGATGGTGACGAGGACGTCGATGCTCATTTCTTGCCGCCCTTCTTCTTGATCGGTTCGGCCTCCAGGTCGCCGTACCACACGACGTTGGCGCCGCGCAGCAGCACCGCGCCGAAGACGACCGGGATCGGTCGCCCCTCCTCGGCCGTGGGCGCGTCGAGGTCGGAGAGTTCGGCGGGTTTCGGGGTGGGCGGTTTGGGCGCGAGGGCGACGGAGACCAGCGCCGCCACGACGATGACGACCAGGTACCACATGGGAGGTCCTGCGGGTTTCAGAAGACGCCCGTCGAGAACGGGTTCTTGGTGGGGATGAAGGGAAATCCGCCGTAGTTGTCGAGGTTGTTAAAGCGCGCGGCGCAGGTGGACACGCTGTGATCGCAGCCGGCCACGAGCTCGACCGGCGTCTGCGGCGCAAGCCCCACCGGATAGAGCAGTTCCACGCCCGCATATGATTCGCTGACGATCATGTGGCGCGCGCCTGCCGGCGTCTGCAACCAGCCGCCGGCGAGCATGCCGGCCACCTCGGGCGGGAGGCTCGCCAGTTCCACCTGGCGGCCTTCGGAGCGGATCACTTCGGCGGTGGCCAGAATCGGCGTCGCCCCGCACGCGGCGGAATACAACACGTGCGAGCAGGCACGGCTGTACAGGCGCCGCAGGCCGATGCGCTTCAAGCTCACCTGGGCGGACTCGCAGCGGATGCGCGCAGAGTCATCGGCCACCTCCACCCCGAGCACGCGGCCCATCCAGCGCGTGCCGGACAGCCACCAGGCATCGTCCCAGTCGGCGCGCTGCGCCACGCGCAGCCGCACCGCGGTCGCCTCGCCGGTGAGGGTCGCTTGCAGCAGATGCCGCACCAGCGCGTGGTTGGGTGGCAGCCTCAACTCCAGCGCTGACTTGGCCGCCTCGGCGCCGAGCGCGAGCGCGCTGCGCTCGAGGGGGCACTGCTCGTAGTGCCGGCCGCCGATCTCCACGTCGAACTCGTGCGGGGTGAGGTAGAAGCTGCCGCTCGCGCCCTCGAAGACGTAGAGCTCGACTTCGAACAGGGGGCCCTCGCTCATGGTCAGTATGCGGTGTAGCTGCTGCGATCGTTGCCGCGCGGCTCGGGCAGCCGGCGCAGGGTCAGGGGGATCTCGACCAGCGTGGGGCTGTGCCAGTACAGATCGACGGCGTCGTGGTCGAGCCGGCAGCGGGCCAGGCGCAGGACGCGGCTGCCGGCGGGCACCGCGGCATCGAGGCCCGAGCGCAGGACCAGCACGCCGCCGGCGTCTTGATGGAACGCGCCGGTGAGGACGGCCTGGCGCGTGCCGTCGGGGTGCAGGATCAGCGCGGCGGCCGGTCGGTGCCAGAAGGCGGCTCCGGCCTGGGCGTCCACGCGCAGGTACCCGGCCTCGACCTCGGCCTGCACGCGCAGCACCGGGGCCAACCCGTCGGGCAGCCAACAGGCACCGAGCCGCCCCTGGGCGCGGTACAGCCGCGCGCGCCAGCGGGCGATGTCTTCACGCCCGGCAGCCAGAAACCGCCGCTGGAAGCTCGTCGTCGGCCACGGGTCGTCACGGCGGACCCAGGGGTCGGCCGGCGAGACGTCCTGCCGGGTGACCACGCCCTGCGCCGTGACGGAAGGGTCGTCGCGCCAGTTGCCGTCGGGCCAGACGGGCAGGCCGTCGAGCCAGGGATCGTCGAGCAGCCCTTCGTCGGGCAGCGGCGCGAAGGCGACCTGCGCGGTGACGCTGCCCGCGACGATACCGGGCACCCACTGCGCGAACTCGGCCGGCTCCACCGCGAGGCCCTCGACCAGGGGTAGGACGGTCGCGCCCGCGGGGACCGCCCGCGCCAGCGGCTCGGTGAGCCAGAGCCGCTCGGGCTCCACCTCGGTGAGCGCCAGCGCCTGCCAGCCGTCCGCGGCCATCAGCAGCGCGAAGCGACGATCCGCAGGCCAGTGCAGGCCGTCTTCCTCCAGGCGCAGCTTGGCGGCGGCCGGCGCAAAGTCCGCTTCATTCACCGGTGTCACCGCCAACGCCGGCGCGCCCCTGTCCGCCGCCGAGGTCAGCCTCGCCGCGTGTTGCGGCAGCGGCCACCAGGCGAGCCGGCCCAGATGGTCGGCCAGCCAGTCGGTCACCAGCGCGTCGCTCGCGCGAGCGTGGCCCACGTGGTAGGTGAGGGATCGCCGCGGCACGCGCCGCAGCCCCTGCCTCGCCTCGTTGCCCGAGGCGAGCCGCGCCACGCCGGTGGCCCATTGCAGGCGCTCGATGAGGGGCTCGGCCCAGTCGTGGCGAAAGGCGAACACCCCGCGCGGAGCCTCGGGCCAGGGCGCTTCGCCGAAGGCCTCCATCGCTTCTGCGACCATCGCCGCCGCGGCGGTGTCGCGGCGCAGCACCTCGACGAGCAAGGCGGGTGCGTGCAGCGGCGGTGCGGGCTCGGCCAGCGTCTCGGCCCACAGCGTCGGCAGATGAGCGCCTGGCAGCGGCCGGGCCGAGGTCTCGGCGAGGACGGTGGCGGCGAGCGCCCCGAAGGTCGCGCGCGAGATCGACTCGGCCCGTTGCTCGACAACGCTGACCCCCGGTGTGGGTTGGCCACCGACCTCGGCCACCACCTCAGGCACAAGCCGATCCGTCATGCCGACTCCAGCCCGAACTCGGCGGCGTTGAAGGCGCCTTCCGTCCACGGCACGTTGCCGTTCGGGTTGCGCTCGAACAGCGCCGTGTGCCAGGCCAGTTGCTCTTGCAGGACGATGTCTGGCCCGACTGCGGTACTCGCGCCGCTCGCCACGAGCCCGCGCACGCGGCCGGTGCCCGCATCCGTCTTGCGCGCGAGCAGGGTCACCTGCACGCCGTGGATCGCCGGGGTGGTCATCGCCGGCAGCGCCTCGACGTCGAACGTCTGGCGCAGGCCCGCCGTGGCCGCGCGCAGCGCCGTCGTCTCATCGCCGTCGCTGACCGCCTGCCAGGCGGATGCCGCGCCCTCGACCGTCCACTGGTTCAGTGCGCCGTTGGCCTGTGCTTTGAGCGCATCGACCCGCACGTCGCCGAGGAAGGTGTTGTTGATCGTGCCCAAGGTGTCGGCGATGTAGAGGTCGTCCACGTCGACGGTGACCGGGCAGGCTTGGCCCGGCACGGCCCCCACAAAAGCAGTCAGCAGTTGCCCGCCGTTCTGGACGGTGTCCTGCGACCACAGGTCGATCGCGAGCACACCGTTCGCGCGCACCTTCACCGTGCCGTTGGCCGTGCCTTGCACGACCTGCAGTTCGACGTAGTGCCACCCCCGCACGGCCGCCGTCGTGACCGAGGTCGAGATCAACTGGTCCCAGCCGCTCATCCCCGATCCCGTCCGCCGGTAGAGCTTGAGCCGGCCGTCCTCGCCGATGCGCACGAGGTGCGTCACCTGCGCGGTGGTGTCGCGCACGCCGAGCAGCACCGGCTCCTCGCCGGTGTTCTCGAACGACGCCACGCGCACAGCGGCACCGACGATGAGGCTGGTGCGCCCGGTCTCCAGGTTCTTGACGTAGCCGCCGCCGGCACCTGCCGGCAGGCGCAAGGCATAGGACGAAGGTCGCCGGCCCTGGATGCGCTGCGCCTGCGGCGACAGATACGCCGCCTTGCCGCGCGCGAGCCACGGATCGCCGAAGGGGTCGAGTGCCTGCGGGTCGTCGTGATCGAAGCCGTCGATGAAGAGCAAGGCCATGGCTATCCCTGGAGCGCCGCGCGCACCGCGCGCGCGTTGCGCCCGATGATGTTGAGGATCACCCGCTCGCCGGCGGGGGTCTGCAGGTGGTCGTGGGTGACGCCCGGGTCGATGGTGTTGACGATGCGCACGGCCTGGCTGACCTGCGGTGCGGCCGGCTGCACCTGGACCTGGGGCACGAGTCCCCCGGCGGCCAGGGCCAGACGCCGCCCGTCCCACACCGGAGGGGCGTGCAGGCCGTTGAGGGCATCGAGGAAGGCCACGCCGACACGCCGGACCGCCGCCGCACGCACCACGTATTCGCCGGCCGACAGCCGCGCCGGGATCGAATCCGAAG